CTTCATCGCCGGATGGTTTGCCGCCAAGGGCTGGTTCACCGTGGATCAGGTTCTGTCGGTGCTCAACAGCCCGGTCCTGCTTGGTTTCGCCTCGTCGCTCGTGATGGCCGGCTGGGGCCTGTTCGTTCACACGCCGGCCAATACGGTAGCGTCCGCCAATGCACTCCCGATGGTTCAGGGGGTCATTACGGCCCCAACCGTCGAGGGAAAGGCGCTGGCCGATTCCATCCCCGAGAAGACCGTGGCTGTTGCTGGAACCTCGGACGCGGCTGCCGTTGCGGCAAAGTCCTGACCCATGTTCCTCGCAATCTTCTATCTCGGGGCCATTTTCGGAGTGCCGATGGGGATTGGCGCTTTTCTCCACAATGACGCTCAGAAAAAGCAGCGGCATCGTCCCAACTATTGGGAAATTCTCCCACAGGGTGACCCGCCGGTTACGGCGCCGTTTTACGAATCTGGCGGGAGGTACGGTTGATGCGGGACCGTTACGTGATTCTTGCCCAAAACCCTGTCAACGACATCATCGTTGCGGTCCATGAGGGGCATGGAGATCATCTTCGCATCGCAGCATTCGCGACCGAGGACGAGGCGGACGATGTGGCTGCAATGATGCCCATGTGCCAGATGTGGCCCTATACGGTCGTGCGGGCTCCGTGAGATTGGATCACCATATCTACCACGATCCGGAGTTGATGCTTCTTCTCCGGACCCTAGACCACAGACTGGACCTCATCACAGAAAGGCTCACTCACATGGCTACCGACGCTCAAGTCGCCAAACTCACCGCAGACGTCCAGCGCCTGATCGACGCCATCACGGCGTTCCAGGCGTTCGTCGCCGATGCCATCGCCAAGGCCCAGGGCCAGAGCAATGATCCGGCGATCGACGCCCTCGATGCATCTGTATCGGCCGAGGCCGACAAGCTCACAGCCGCTGTGACGCCCGTTACTCCTCCTGCCTGACCCTAGCTGGGTGGAGGAGAGACGGCCCGGCGTTGAGTGGCCTCATGCCGGGCCGTTTTTATGAGGTCCGCATGAGATGGCTACGCCTCAGATTACGTGGACAAATATCATCATCACGGTGGGTGCATTCGCTACGCTTTTGTCGTTTGGAGCCAGCGTAGTGCAGTACCAACTCGCTGGGCTCGATACCAAAATTACCAGAACCGACCGGGATGCCCTGGACCGCGATGCGGCGGCGAAGCATGACGACGAAATCCGCGATAGGAGGATAATCAGCAGATTCGAGGGGGTTGACCAAGAACTTCTGCGCCGTGCCGAACTGTTTCTGAGCACGAAGGAGTTCAAGGAGTTCAAGGATCATATCTATTCGGATAACGTCACCCTGAACAAGAGGCTCGATAGCCTGGAGCAGACCAGGCCGACAGCAGGCGAACTGAAGGCCGTTGCGGATGGAATGCGAGACACGCTCTCCCGGCTTGAGGAACGCATTCGGTCGCTAGAGAATGCCCCGAGGTCTCCAAAGCCACCGTGATGGAACCTTTCCGGGCAGTGTGGTATTCATGTTGTGCCCGCAAGTCCCGCGGGCGGGAGCCATTCCGATGATTGGCCTTGCAATCTCAGTTCTATGGCTACTGATTGGAATCTTGTGCCTTGCCGGCGTTCTGTGGCTCGTCCTATACGGAATTGAACGATTTATTACGCCGCTTCCTGGAAATCTGAAGGCGGGGATTTGGTTCGTTTTCCTGCTTCTGTGCATCATCGGGGCACTGACGCTGCTCGCGGGGGGCACGTTTCACGGGCCCGCGCTCCGATAGCCAAGTAGAACCGCTGCAGCCCTATCCGCCGCGGCCGCCTGATATCTGCAGGAATTGCTAGATGTTCTGGCTCATGATGCGCCAAGCGGCGATCCAACGGCACTGGTTCTTCAACCAGATGTTTGAGGGTGGTTGCCCGCGTCGATGGCACTGGCATATGGCGGCAATCCGGTCAGTCTATGGATTTTAGCTCGTCTTGACGGTCTTACCCCAACAAGTTAACCTGAAACGTCGACTTGCCACCGTAAGTGGCTGAAACGACTTGCCCCCGTTAGGGGCTCTCGACTGGTGGCCGTAAGTCACAGGAGCGAAAGATGGCGGGTGAAGGCGATGAAGAAGAAATCGTCCCAGGGACCGAAAGTGAAGGAACTGCCGGGCAGAGCCCTGAATCAGGGGACGACGAGTCCGAAGTTTCCGCCGAACACACTGACGAAGAAGCCGACGATGGGGAATCGGAAGTAGCTGCCGAGCCGCCTCAAAAGGGCGGCAGTCGGGGCGAGGGCCGAATCCAGCGTCTGGCGAACGAAGCCAAGGCGGCGCGCGAGGAAGCGGCAGCCGCACGTAGAGAGGCACAGGAGGCGAGGCGCGAGGCAGCGCAGCGCCAGGAGCAGCAGACCGAAGCGCAACAGCGCGAGATGCTAGCGCTCATGACGCCCGAGGAAAGGGCCGAATGGCGCATCGGTCAGATGGAGCGGAGACAGGCGCAGGAGCGCCAGCAGGATAGAACGCAGATCGCGATGATGATGGACAAGACGTCGTATGACGCCAAAGCCGCCATCAGCCCGGTCTTCGCCAAGTACAAGGATGTAGTCGAGGAATTGTTTCAGAAGCAGTTGGCCCTGGGCCGTCCCGTCGAGCGGGAGGTTCTGCTTCAAAATCATCTCGGCAAGCTCGCGATTGATGGTGCGGGCAAGTCGGGGCAGGCGAGGCGGCAGGCAGGCAAGCGTGTCGAATCGCAGAGGGTATCGGCCGGCAGCGGCAAGGGGGATGCTCCCTCAAGCCGAGGCAAGGCCGGGGACACAGCCGAAAACCGGCTGAAGGGCGTCATCATATAGCGGAGGCCCGGTGGCTCCCGCGCTGAAGCACGAGGGCTGAAATGGCCGGAACAAACGTTGCCTCCCAATTTTCTAGCGATATCGTTGCCTACATCGCCGAGAAGACTCTCCCGCTAACCAGGAAGCAACTCGTCGCCTACCAGTTTGGCGACCCGCTGACCCTCCCGAAAGGTCGAGGGACCACCTACACCGCAACCAGATATCTGCGCATTCCGCTGCCCTATGCGCCCCTCTCCGAGGGTGTCCCGCCAGTCGGCGAGACGATGACCATCCAGCAGGTTTCGGCCACTGCCCAGCAGTGGGGCGACAAGGTGACGATCACCGACGTCGCCGAGATGACGATCTACCATCCGTTGTTTCAAAAGGCGACCGAACTCGTCGGCCTGCAGGTCGCTGAAACGCTTGAGCGCAACACCTTCAACACGCTCAATTCCGGCACCCAGATCAACTACGTGAACTCCCGGACTGCGCGGGCCTCTCTGGTGGCCGGCGATGTGCTCAATCCGTTCGAGGTTCAGCGGGCCTACTCGATGCTGTTCAACCTCGGCGCCCCCCGGTACATGGGCGACGAGATGACCGACACGAAGCTCGAAGCCGATGCCGGCGGGGCGAAGGCGTCGAACAATCCGCGGCAGATGCCGCACTACACCTCGATTATCCATCCGTTCGTCGCGGCTGATCTGCGGCAGAACTCGCAGGTCCAGACGGCTTGGTCCTACTCGGACATCAACCGCCTGTACAATTTTGAGGCCGGAGAGTTCAACGGCATCCGGTTCTGCGAATCGAACATGGTGCCGTTCTGGACCGGCTTCTTGTCTTCGACGGGCGGCGCAACTTACACTCCAGGAACGTCTGGGGCTCTCGCTGGACCGACCTACTACGTTCAGATCACCGGCTCCGACACCCAGAACCAATTCGAGAGCCAAGTCTACGCGATCTCCGGCGCCCAGTCGGTAACCGGTCCTAACGGTTCGATCGCGGTCCTGACCCCCTCGACCACCGGCTTCACCTACAACGTCTACATCTCGACCTCATCTGTGATGGCGTCGTCGTCGCTCGGTCTGACGACCTCTGGCCCGACCGTTGGCCCATTGGCGGGCAATGCCACGCAGCTTCCGCCGGCCACCTCGGTCGTCATCACCGGCCTTGGCACCGCCCAGCAGCCCCCGGCGGCCCCCGGCAACGGCCTTACGGTCTATCCGACCTACATCATCGGCCGCGGCGCCTACGGTCAGGTCATGCTGGACGATGCGAAGTTCACCTACCTGAAAGAGGCCGACAAGTCTGATCCGCTCAATCAGTTGAGGGTGGTCGGCTGGAAGGTGTTCTACGGAACGCTCATTGAAAACCAGCAGTTCTTCATGCGGATTGAATCCTTGTCCGCATTCAACGCGACGTTCGGCTGATAGAGGCGCAGCATGGCGGTAGGAACGTTAGGAACGTCGACCACATCTGGTCTCGTATCCATCAACGGCTGGACGGCATCTACCGCCGTGGCGGACGTTGCAAATGTCGCCGTCCGCATCAAGGACGATCTCAACGTGGCGCATCCGACATGGCCGGGTGCCTTCATGAAGGACGGCCTTCTGTACTATCCCAATCGGGGCGTGCTGAAGGTCTTGCCGGGCGATTACGTTGGCGTCGATGCCAACGGGTGGCCTGTTCTGGTTTCCAAGTACTCCATCGCCACTGGTGGATGGACCCACTCCTGAGAGGACAATCATGGCACCACCCAAAAAGAAGCTCTTCGCCGACGAACAGCCGATTCTTGACGAAAATCTTCTGACCGATCAGGAGGTCCAGGACCTCTCGACCGAGATCAACGAAGAGATCGCGGACGAACGCAAGGATGCCGCCCGCAAGGCCCTCAAGGAGAAACTGCGGCGCGAGGCTCGCCAGAGGGAGGGCCTGCTAGAGGCTCAAGAGCGAATTTCGATAGATCTCGCCCCTTACGCCGACCGCATCACCATCAACGGTCGGTCGTATCTGCAGGGCCAGACATATACGGTACCGACGTCGCTTGCGATGGTCATGCGAGAGATCATGCAACGCACCTGGGGTCATCAGTCCGAGATCGACGGCAAGAGCGAGAACTTCTACCGCCGTCAGCGCGGCGCTCGTGTCGTTCCGGTCGGCGAGAACGGTGCTGCGGTCATCAACACCAGCCAACTCCTGAGGGCCTGAGAACATGGAACTCGATAAAGAGCCGTCGATCGGCATTTCCTACACGATCGAACTCCCCGGCAAGAAGGCGCTGGTCATGCAGTCCTTCGTCGGCCGGGACTGCGACGCGAAGGAACTCAATGCCACGCTGGACAAGATCCGGGTGGCATCCGATCGGCAGTTTGCCTTCGGTGCCCTCCAGCAATTGAGGCTCCAGCTTGAGCAGGAGCACAAGATCGCCGCCGACCATGCCGGCCGGATGGCTCAGGTGGACGAGAACATCAAGCGGGACTGGGCCAATCGCAAGGGCGACGTGAAGCTCTCCAAGCGTGAGGAAGAGGCCCAGCAGCAGGCCTACCAGCACTCCGAGGCGTGCAAGGAGCGCATTGCCAAGGTTCGGAAGGATATCGCCGAATACGAGGCGATGATCGGAGCGTGAGAGTGTGGCCCTCACCGCAGCACAGATCGTCAATCTGGCAACGCAAATTGCCAAATGCCCTGGTTTCACTGACCAGGCCCTGCAGTTCCTGAATGCAATCCTTCAGGAACTAGCGCAGAACTACGACTTCAACGTCATCCGCAAGACCTACACGTTCAACTTCTCGACCTCTGCTAACGGCAACGGCTATGCGGCCGGCTCAGGACCCAACCTGATGCCGGCCGACTTTTTGCGCCTGCATCGCAACGGGTCGTTCTATTTCATCGTCCAGGTTCCCTACAAACTGATCGGCGTGACGCAGGAGGAGTTCGACACCTTCGTCCAGCAACCCGGACTGCAGTCATATCCATATCTAGCCTACGTGGATGTGACTCAGGTCGCCGGGCAGCAACCGGGGTTATACGTGTGGCCTCCCGCCTCGGGAACCTACCCGGCGACCATTCGCTACAATCCGCAAATGCCGGATGTGACCACAGCCGACGTGCCGTGGTTTCCGAATACCGACTACCTCTACACGCGGCTGGCTGGCGAGTTGATGAAGATCACCAACGACGACCGCTGGCAGGTGTTTCTGGGAGATGCCGATCCTGAGAAGGATCAGACTGGATCTGCGGCCTCGATCCTGCGGTCGTACCTCAAGATGAAGGACGATCCGGAGACCGCAGTGAAGACTGTGCAGTTGGATCGCAGGCTGTTCAAGCCGAACATTGCACAGGTTAGGAATACCAAACAGATCGGCTGGTAGCCATGAAGCGTCTTCTTATAGCCCTCGGTTTTATGTCGGCCCTGATGTCTCCTGCCTATGCGCAGAAGACCAAGGCCGCCATCACGACCGAGATCAACACCAACTTTGCTGACAACAACACTGGCGCGATCACACCGGCATTGCTGCGATCAACGACCCTCGATCTTGTCAACTCGTATGTGGATTACAACGGCGCCGGGACATTTACGTGCTCTGCGAACAGTTTCGTGTCGTCCGGAACTACGTCGTTGTTCGCCTGCACGCAGCCGTCCTTCTCGTCCTTGAGCGGAATCCTCGGATTGTCTCAGGGCGGAACCAACGCCAACCTGACAGCCTCTAATGGTGGAATTGTCTATTCAACGGCATCTTCATTTGCCATTCTCCCAGGTACGTCTACTGCCAATCTTTGCCTTCTGAGCGGATCATCCAGTGCCCCATCGTGGGGTTCTTGCCCAGGAGGTGGTGGAGGGTCCGGAGTCGTCAATCCCGGAACGTCTGGGCAGTTGACCTACTATGCGGCCAGCACAAACACGGTTTCCAGTTTGGGCAGCGCGTCGATATCGTCGTCTCCGACATTGACTGGAAACTGGATATTCAGTCCAGCGACAGGGGATGCCCTGGTTGCGTCTCCCGTGGGAGGCACGACGGCAAAGGGGCTCAACGTAACGCAGACTGGCCCATCTTCCAGCAGCACAGCTGGAATAGTAAATTACAACGCCATATCCGTGACTGACAATTACGGATCTACCGTGATGGGGAATCCGACTAACGCCCTTTCTGTGGCATTGAACTTCGGTGGTTCTAACACCCAAGGAAATCACACTGCATTTGAATCCATTTCATCTCTGACAGCCCCTGCGAGCGTGACCAGCAACGACCGTGATTATGTTGGGGGAACGCTTGTGTTTAGATCTTCATCTTCCGACAACGGAACAAATACGGGTGCCGGATCGAAGGGGAATGGATTTGGTGCGAACATCGCATGTCAATTGTTCAGTGGAGCAACTAATTATAATGGATGTGTTGGTGCTGAAATCGACGTAGCAATCGGTACTGGAGCAAGTTCTGCGTCGCGCTTTGGATTGACCTATGTTGCATCTGGAGTTCTCCAGGCAGCGACATCAACCAAAGATTCTGCGATAGAGATCGGATCAACTGATATCGGTCAGAGTTGGGCCAACGGAATCATCGTTGGGGGTAATCATGGCGCATTTGGCCTAGCGACAAATGGAAGTGTTCTAAGTATTGATCCAGGAGGTGGAACTCCTACGATTGCCAATGGTATAGATCTCGTAGGCACAGGTGGGATGACGATCTCCGGTAATGCCTGGAAATCTCCCGGCGCCCAGATCGATGGCACGGGTTCTCTGACAATATCGTCAAACACAACCTCCAGTCTTTTTACTTCTACACTGGCAGCGCCTCTTACCATTAGAACAACTGGAGGAGGGAGCACTTCTGCGGTACTCGACAATGGTACAGCATCTCGGGCAACTACATGGGCTTATGCGGACAATGGCACAATAAAGTGGTTTGCAGGAAAGCAGACAGATAATAGTTTCATCGTCTTCGATGCTACTAATAGTCATAGTGTTTTCAGCGCCCCCAGCGGGTTGGACATTGTGACGATTGCCGGTTCGGGCCACTCGGTAACTCCGTTTCTAAATATAACTTCTCCGGCTACTGGATTACAATTCGGTGGATTCACCGTTATGAAGAACGATGGAACATATACATACATCAATGACCCATCCGGGGGACAGAAATTTTTCTTTGGAAATATCAGTGATCCGTCAAGCTATTTTCGCAATACAAATTTTCTCTTCCAGAAAGATGCGAGTATATCTTATATGGTTTTGACCAGCGGTGGTTTATTTCTTGGTAATGGTATCAACAATACCGTAACACTTATGACTTCTCTTGCCCCTCCGTTGATCAACACAGGATTTTGCACTGGGGCCACTATTCCGCACGCCAACGGAACTGCTGCATTTGAAATCAATGTCGGATCGTCTGCGTGCGGAAGCACCGGAACTCTTTCCATAGCGAATGCTACGAACGGGTGGGTGTGCTCGTTCCACAATGTGACAAATCCAGCGACTAATGTGGTTGAGCAGACTGGTGGGGCAGTGAACACCATAACTCTTACTAACTACGTCAGGACAACCGGGGTTGCTGGAAACTTCACGGCCAGCGACGTCATTCGAGCAAACTGCACAGCATACTGAATGAGCCTTCGAAACTCGACACCCCTGACCTTCAACCCGCGCGGTCTGTCCGATACGCTGGACGGGTCAACTGTGTTCGCGGGAGCGATGTCGTCTCTGCAAAATCTCGTTCCGGATCCTTCTACTAGATCATTATGGCAGTGCCGACCGGCGGCGATTAAACTGACGGATTTTACAGCCAGTGGAGGCGCTGCCACCGACCCATTTAGTTCAGGATTTAGCCCTGGATTTGGTGGGGACGGTGGTCTGTTTCCTGCTCCTCTCGGAAAGATTTCGTGCCTCAAGGTCATTGGTAACATTGCCTACGGCATGATCGCAACAGGCCTTACTGTCGGTCACGACCAGCCATTTGCGTACAATCTGTCTACCAATACGTTCGGACTCATAACGGGAATCACGAGTGCTAACACCCCGTTGAGTCCAGCGAACTCAGGACCTTGGATTCCACCCAAGATGGCTCTCGTGGGGCACGAGCTTCTGGTGACTCATCCAGGCTACTCCGGAGCGGGAGGGGTTTACTTCGGATGGTTCGATGTTTCCAATCCGTCTGCTATCACATGGAACGGAGGAAACCTGACAGGCCTCGTAACATTCACGACTGCTCCATCGTGTGTCGAAAACTTCGGCGGTCGCGCCTACTGGATCACCAATCCCCCAACCGGGCAGCCTGCGCTAATCTTCTCTGATGTGTTGGTTCCCCGCACCGTCACCAATGCAAATCAAGTTCTCACGTTCGATGACAATGTTGCCTTGACTGCGCTTGCACCTCTTCCGCTCAACAATCAGCTCGGCGGCATCGTTCAGGCCTTGATCGTGTTCAAGGGCGTTCAGAACATGTATCAGGTGACTGGCGATGCGGCGACCAGCAACCTTACCAAGAATGCTCTCAACGTGGCAACGGGAACGCTGGCGCCCAACTCGATCTCATCAACACCGAAGGGACTTGCATTTATAGCCCCGGATGGGCTTCGCATGATCGACTTCAACGGAAATGTTGGAGATCCTGTCGGAACGGACGGTATGGGAAAGACTCTTCCATTTTTCTATGCGGTCGTTCCATCTCGGATGTATGGATCGGCCAATGGTCAAATTTATAGAATATCAGTTCAAGATGGATCCCTTCTGAATTCTCCGACAGTCGAGTATTGGTACGACATGACGCGGCAGATATGGTCTGGTCCGCATACTTTTCCGGCCTCTTGCATCGCGCCATGGAACGGCACATTCATCGTAGCTTCTTTCAATGTCATCAGTTCTCTATGGCAGTCTGACTATGTTCAGACGGCAACGTCTACGTTCGTTGAGAACGGCACGCCCATGTCGTTTACCTGGAACACCTGCATGTTGCCGGATACGAACAAGATGTGCGAAAACGCCATGATCGAGACAACGATCTACATGGGTCAGGCACCTGGCGGGATATATGCGGTCTATGCCGCAAATCAGAACGGATCAGTTTTTCAGTCTTTAACGATCACAAATACATCGACCGCGACGGTGTGGGGACAATTCACCTGGGGTCAAGCACTGTGGGGTGGATCGGCAAGTGCTCTGTTCCCACGACGCATCCCATGGGCGGCGCCTATCGTGTTCAGACGGATGCAGATCGTTGTAGTCGGAACATCATCCAAGGATCTCCGCGTTGGAACGCTTCATCTGAGATACGAGCAGCTTGGATACCTCCAAGAGAGCGATGCAGCATGAAGAAGATTCTCACTCTACTCGTCTGCCTGATCTCCTCCTCGGCGTGGGCTGGAGTTCCGTGCTCTGTACCGTTTCAATTACAGAACAACACGGTGGCCGATGCCACGCAGGTCATGGCGAACTACAACGCCATCCTGACCTGCCTCAGCAATGCCGCGGCGTCTGGCGCCAACAACGACATCACGTCGCTGAATGCGCTCTCGACTCCGATAACGCCAGCACAGGGGGGGACTCCCATCTTTGTTGGGGGAATATCAACCGGATCGGGAAATGCACAGATAGTTCCGACGGTAGTTCCTTCGGTCTTTTCTCTGTCTGCGGGACGCCTAGTCACATTCTTTGCTGGGTTCAGCAACACGAGTGCGACCACTCTCAACGTGGCTGGGTCCGGGAACGTCAACATTTTTCGTCGTACCCAACTCGGAATATCCGCCATGGTGGGTGGAGAGATTATTGCCGGGTATCCTGTCACAGTTCAATATGACGGAACTCAATTTATATGTATGACATGTGGTCCGTATATGGTCGGAGAGATCCGAGATTTTGCGTCTGGATCTTTAACAGGATTAACGGGATGGACCTTCATTGATGGTTCGTGCTTGTCCCGAACGACATATGCCGATCTTTTCTCTCTGATTGGCACTGCTTATGATCCTACTGGATCAACCTGTGATAGCTCTCATTTTGCGCTTCCGGATGGGCGGGGGCGTGTTCTTGTCGGGTGGGATGATCAAGGCGGTACGCCAGCCAATCGGATTACGCTCGCAGGATCTGGTTGCAATGGAGGAGTCGTCGGCGGGGCCGGATGCGGATTGCAGAACGTTACGATCGCGCAGAATCAGCTTCCGAACGTAGCTCCAACATTCACGGGAAGTTCTCCCGGCAGTATCACGCCGACCACGAATGCCACGGTGATCGTGAACTCGGGTGGCGGACAATTCGGCGCATCTGGTGGGTCCATCGGCACCGGCTCTTTCAATGCGATCACGTTGCCCAACTCTACAGGGTCTGTTGGTTCGATAAACGGGGGTGTGACACAGATTGTCACGCCGATCCTGCCGCCCCTGCAGATCGTAATCAAAATCATCAAACTCTAGAGGAACTTGAGTTTCAATGCGTTAGGACGTAGTGTTCAACCGGGATGTGAGGCATCCCTCGGAGGGTGACATGCTCAAGAAGTTCCTAGCGGCATCCGCGGCCGTTCTTGTTGCCGGATCAGTCGCATATGCGGCACAGATCCCGCTGATTACTGGCGCCCAGGACCCATCGCAACTCAATGCGACGATCAACAGCGTCATTCAGGCCGTCAATGCTGGCACGGGCCTTGCCGGATATGTCGGTGGCCTTCCGTTGGCTACCACGGGAACGACCATCCAGACGCTCGGGTCGATTACCTTGCCGGCCGGGCAACTCAAGAGCGTCGGGCAGGGTGTTCGCATTGTCTGCTACGGCAATGGAACCGCTACCGGGACCAACACCATGACGGTTCAGGTGGGCACTGCTACGGCCTATGCTGTTGCAGGTGCAGGTACGACGGCGGGGGTCTACCAGACTATCGTGACGGTCTACAAATCTGGGGCAAACACCCAGCAGATCCTCTCGTCGGGCTCCTTCAACACCACGCTGACGTTGCCGACCATCATTTCGGCCACGCAGACCGACACCGCGGCGATCACCATCACCTGTTCTGGAACATCCACCACCTCCACCAACTTCACTCTCGACGGCATGTTCGTCACAACTTTGCAATAGGAGGACTACATGCACACGTTTTCATGCGCTGTTCAGTCTGTGGATGTGGAGGAGATCGGCACCGTCCGATTCGATTCCGACCCGAATGACTATGCCATCTGCTGCGTCTACATCGGCGACTACGTGTTGACCTTCGACCGCAACGGCATGTCTACGGGCGTGGAGAAGGTCGAGCCGGAGCCGGATCCGGAGGCGGCCCCGGAGCCGACCCCGCATGAGACGGAGAGCGTGGCCCCACTCTTTCCCGAGCCAGCCCCTCTCAGCCCGAAGACCCCGGAGCCGAAGCCATGAAGAACCACTCGCCTTCGGGCAAGAACCAGCGGCCAGAGACGTCGCTCCACCAGAAGGGGATGCACAACAAGTCCCCCTCGGCGGTGGAGCCTCACCCTAAGGGGGGATCGGTGAATGCCGAGCCGACCCGTTCCAAAGTCGGCGCCCCGGCTCCCACGATCGGCCCCCGCGCGGCTTGAGTTTGCCTGGGAGGACTTCTCGGCTGTCGCCAAGGAAGTCTTGCCTATGTTTGTGAGCCACTGGAAGGAGGTTGCGATCAACCACGATCGCGTTCCTCTCGATGTGGATGTGCCGCGGCTTCTCCAGTACGAGCGGATGGGGTGCCTCGGCATTGTCACGGCACGAGATGGCAAGAGGATCGTGGGGTACGTTGTGGTCCTGATGGGGCCGCATCTGCATCACGCCTCTACCAAGTGGGGCCAGTTCGACGGGTTCTGGCTGGAGCCAGAATGGCGGACTGGTCTGGTGGGCTATCGTCTGCTGCAAAATGCGGTCAGAATGGCGAAGGAAAAGGACGTCCAAGTCCTGACTGTCCCTGTCAAGACGCACTTCGCCAACGGCCGGGTGATGAAACTGTTCGAGCGGCTGGGGTTTTGCGCCGAGGACGTGCTCTATAGCAAGGTGCTCTGATGGGTAGTTTCTTCAATCCCCCGGCTGCGAACGTCCAGGCGCCGACACTCCAGACCTATCAGCCGGGCGGGCTCAATCAGGCCGATCCATCGGCCTTGGGCGGGATCTCGAATCTCGGCAACTTCAACGCTTATGCGAGCCTCAATCCGCAGGTTCAGGGCATTGGGCAGAACCTCGTCAGCGACCCGAATGCGCAGGGTTTCCTTCAGGGTGCCGGTACGGCGGCGGGTCTTGGTATGGGAGCCGCTGCCAACGCCTTCGGAGAGGGCGGCTTGCTGATGGGGTTGGGCCAGGGGATTGCCAATACGGCCTTTGACCCGCAGCAGGCTCTCTACGGTCGGACGGCCCAGCAGACGCAGGACCAGACCCGCGCTGGGCTAGAGGCCCGTGGGGTGGATAATACCCCATACGGTGCAGGAATCGAGGGTCAGGCGATGAATAACTTCAACATCGACTGGCAGAACCAGCAGTTACAGCGGCAGGCTCTGGGAGGGCAGTCCGCTGGTGCGTTAATCGGGCAGGGGGCTGGTCTACAGGCGGGTGCTCCGGGACAGTACCTGACGGCCTCCGGGATGCCCTACGCAACCTCTCAGGGGATTGGGCAGGGTCAGCTTGGAACGCTGGGCCAGTTGGGCCAGTTCGGGAATCAGGGTGCAGCAATACCGCAGCAGCAGATCCAGGACTACCTGTCGTATCTCGGATGGGGCACGGGCGCGCAGGCCGCCGGCAATCAGGCGCAGAACCAGTTGTTTGCGAGCCAACTCAAGCAGGCCGATATGGCGAGCCAGGAGCAGCAGAGCATGTTTAAGGGACTCGGACAGTTGGCGGGCGGCATTGCCGGGACTGCGATCGGCGGTCCTGGTGGGGGCACGGTCGGAAGCATGCTCGCCGGCAAGATTTTTGGGTGATCCATGGCCTTCTTCAGCCCACTAGGTGCGATCGGGGCCGCTGCCGGCGGCTATATGGACGAGCGACGTCAGCAGAAGTTGGATCAGGACGCCGAAGACCTGCGCATCGGTCAAGACATCCTTGGCGATGTGTTCAAGGGGTGGCAGATGCCCGGCAGTATGGGCGCCCTCGGAGGCATGGGTCAGCAGGGGCCGCAGGCGCCTCCTCCCGGAATGGCGTCCCAGCCGCCCCCGCAACCACCCCAGGCGCCTCCTATGCCGCCGCAACAGGCGCAGGCGGGGCCTCCTCCGGGACCACAGGTGGCATCGGCGGGGCCTCCAGCGTTTCCTTCACCGGGTCCGCAATTTGACCGTTTCGGTTCTTGGGCCAATGTTGCTCCGATCGTTCCCCGTGGGGTGCAGACGGTGCCGGGTCAGATGATCCGACCGCCACCGCAGCAGTTTGGACCCCCGCAACCCCCGCAGGAGCCACCTCAGCCCCCACCCGGGCCTCCCCAAGCTCCCCAGCAGCAGATGCCGCCGCAGGCTCGTGCGCCTATGCCCCCGCAGCAGCCGCAGCAGAGGCAGGGGGTTCAGTTCGATCAGCAGGGACGTCCGACGTTCGATCTGCCGACTCTCGTAAACCGCATCAATCAAGTCAGGCCGAATGCAACGCCAAGACAGTTTGCGGCCGCGATGAAGGCGGGTCTTCCTTTTCTCAACGAGGAGGGAAAGATCCAAGGGATGCAGATGCGTCAGTACATGCAGGAGCAGGGGCTCTCCATGCGTGAGATTCTCCTACAAATGCAGGTTCGCAAAGAGGGACGGCAGGAAACGGCTCAAGATGAAAAGAAGGCAGCCGTTGAGAAGATCGGAGATGCCATCATCGCTGGGGATCAGCCTCCGACTCTGACCGGATTGTATCGTGACCGCGCAGCAATTCAGTCGTATCTGGCAGACAAGAAGTATTCTCTGTCGAAGGCTCAACAGGAATGGAACGTTGCCCAAAAGCAGATCGGATCTCTCAACTCGCAACGGATGATCCAGTTTGCGGGAACGGCCAAGAGCGTCGTGAATACCCTTGATGAGGTGAAAAGCCTCTCCGAGGAGATGGAACTGTCAGGAATTCCGCTGCTGAATAAGGCGGAATTGATGGCGTATACCCAGACACAGGGCAACACACCCAACGGGAAGTTGGCTGGTCGCTACATTGCGGCTGTCAATACGCTGAAGTCAGAGTTTGCCAATCTTGAGAACGGCGGATACGCACCAACTGAGGAAGTCTGGAAACTCGCCAACAAGCAGATTGACGAGAACTTCGGCGTCAAGCAATTGGGATCAAGGCTAGACGAGATCCGGCGCCTGATCGGCTTCCGCATTCAGGCCATTCCGAACCTTGAAACGCTCGGCGGCGCTTCTGCCAATCGCTACACGGGACAACAGGGGTCTCCCTTGGTTCCTCCTGCTCCAGGTGGAGGTGGGCAGCAGACATCCCCGGCAAGAGTAGAGCAAAACGGCCACATCTATGAGCGACAGCAGGACGGCTCTTACAAGCCGGTCAACTGATGGCTGATGCACCCCCGTTCGATCCCAACAGACCGTTCAAGGCGGTGGAGGCACCACCGTTTGATCCGAACAAGCCGTTCAAGGCGGTGGAGGCGGCGCCTCCCATGTCTGCGGGAGATCAGGCGGCCGACATCGCAAAGTCTGGCGGCGTCGGTCTGGTCAAGGGCACGATCGGACTTGCTGGTCAGCCAGCCGACTACGGCCCTCAGAGCAAGGCGGTCGGCGGATGGCTCGGAGACAAGCTCGGGATTTCCCCCGAGACGCAATCGAAGATCGGGACTGGTTTTGACTTGGCGAGGCAAACCGGAGTCCTTGGCCCGATTGCGGCTCTCGGCACGCATACGCCTGGGTCGGAGACAATCCGCCGCGGCGTCGAATCTCAGGCCGGGCCTCTGTACGAGCCCAAGACGCGCGCCGGTCGCTATACCGAGACCGCCGCTGGATTCGTACCAACTGCTTTACTCGGCCCCGGTGGAGTTGCGCGCCGAATCGCAACTCAGGCTGTAGTCCCTGGAATCGCTAGCGAGGCGGCTGGCGAAGCGACCGCAGGAACAAAATACGAGCCATATGCGCGCACAGCAGCAGCCATTGCTGGCGGACTACCGTTCGGCCGATGGAGGCAGCAGCCTGCTCGACCCAACGCTCCCGCTCCCATCTCCGAGGAACTCCACGCCGCTTCTAATGCTCAATACAAGCAGGTTCGCGATATGGACCTGCGCCTCAAAACATCTCCCATCTCCGGGATTGCCGATGCTGCCGAAAACAAGATCACCCGCGACGGGCTTACTCGCAACAATTCTCCTCTCACTTACGCGGTTATCGATCGTCTCAAGGATCTTCGGAGGGCGCCCTCTGGGGCGTTTGTTAGCGGGAGTGATTTTGAGGCATCTCTGCAAGAGCTTCGTCAGGCTGCATTTAAGGGCGAGGGCAAGGCGGCTTGGGACACGATCGAGGAACTCAACAAATACCTCAAAGACATTCCTGCTTCTCACGTAATTCAGGGGGATGCTAAGGCGGCATCTGCGCTGTTCGACCAAGCGCGCGGAAACTGGGCGGCGATGAAGCGGCTCGACATGCTTGGTGGGAAGCTTGATTTGGGGGATCTCAACGCCGCGACCGCTCACTCTGGGATGAACAAGGACAACGCGATCCGACAGGCGGTCAAACAACTGATCCGCCCGAACAAGTACGGGGATACGCTTGCGGAAAAGCATGGATTCTCCAAGCGAGAGATCGCAGCCATGAATGAGATAGCGCGTGGAACGGCCCCTATCAACACACTGCGCTACATCGGCAATCTTCTGGGAGGAGGCGGCGGGCTCGGTCAGCTTTTGCTTGGAGCTGGAAGCATGGCGGCGGGATACGAGACAGGGCATCCCGAACTGATGGGGCTTGGATTCCTCGGATACGGGGCACGGAAAGCGTCTGGTGCGCTCACGGCGCGGCAAGGCCGTCGCCTCATGGAGGAGGTTGGCCGGCGATCGCCAGAAGGACAGAATGTTCCGATGCAACCGGCACAGCCTAGCGATGCGGGGCAACTTCTTGGAGTGGCGGGATTGCGCGGTCTTTCCGGCTACGGCGGTCCTCAGTGAAGGCAACCAAGCCCTCGGTCGACTACAGCCGCGGCCACCGGGACAGCCACTGCGGCAAGATGGACTCGGCGGACACCGGATACTGCGAGCACTTCATTGAGCGCGGCCAGAAGGATGGGGCCTGTAGCGAGGTGCAGGGAACGATCGGACGGGGCATGTGGTGTCGTAAATACGAGGCTGCAAAGTGAACCTGCTCATCATCGACGGAAAGAACGCTAACGGCCTCGACTACGCCATGCGGGCAAAGCGAGACGGGCACGATGTTCGCTGGTGCTTCCCGGAGAACGAGCGCAACCGCAACATCGGCAAGGGCCTAGTCAACGTCGTCCATGACCCCCTGCCGTCGCTGCGCTGGGCCGATCTGGTCTTCCTCGCCGACAACACCCGCGGGCTGTCCTACACCGATCAGCTGCGCAAGATGGGCGGCAACGTAGTCGGGCCGACGATCGAGACCGCCAATTGGGAACTCGACCGGACCCTCGGCATGGAAATGTTCGACATGCACGGGATCGACGTGCCGGAGTACGAGGAGTTCACCTCGTTCGACAAGGCGATTGCCTACGTCAAGAAGCACGATCGGCCGTTCGTATCGAAGCCCTCGGGCGATGCCGACAAGGCGTTGAGCTACGTCGCCAAGTCGCCGGCAGATCTGGTCTACATGCTCGAAAGATGGTCGAAGTCATCCAAGCTCAAGCCCCCGTTCATCCTGCAGGAGAAGATCGATGGCATTGAAATGGCAGTGGGTGGATGGTTTGGACCTGCAGGGTTCAACAAGGGGTGGCTGGAGAATTGGGAGTTCAAGAAGCTCTGCAACGGTGACCTTGGCTGCGCTACAGGTGAGCAGGGCACCGTGTTACGCTACGTGGCCAAGTCCAAACTTGCAAAGCAGGTCCTTGCTCCATTTGAGGATGCCCTTCTTGACGCTAATTACACCGGATACATCGACGTCAACTGTATCATCGACAAGCGCGGGCAGCCCTGGCCGTTAGAGTTCACCATGCGGCCGGGCTGGCCGACGTTCAACATCCAGCAGGAGCTACACGAGGGCGACTGCGTGCAGTGGCTCGCCGACTTGGCGGACGGTGTAGACTCCGACAATGTGAAGATGGACGAGGTTGCGATCGGCGTCGTCATGTCGATCCCGGACTATCCCTACAGCCACATCACGCGCAAGGAAGTCACTGGCATCCCGGTCTATGGGATAGACGAGGACCTGCAGCCGCACGTTCATCAGTGCGAGATGATGGCCGGCGAGGCTCCGGACCAGGAGACGCTGAAGCCTGTTCCGATGCCGGTCACGGCTGGCGACTACATCCTTGTCATGAGCGGGACGGGCGAGACGGTGAAGGCTGCGAAGGATCTGGTCTATCGTCGCATCAAGAAAATATCCATTCCAAATTCTCCCATGTATCGCACTGACATAGGCGACCGTCTGGCAAAGCAGTTACCTGAACTCCAGGCCAATGGCTACGCAACCGGCATGGAGTTCAGGTCTGCTCCGAAGCCCGTCGAGAAGCGAGAACCAGAGCCGAAGGGCGAGAAGATCGGCAACCTAGAAATTATCTACGTGTGATCCAGCCAACTGGCAGCGATCATCCTGCGTCGGGCCGGTGCAGCGCGGCGCGTGCCAGAGCAGATAGCCGGCTAGAATCGCAAGGATCGCAAGCAATCCGGGCAGACCAGCGCCCACAGTCGGTCCTGGCGTTGCCACTATATCCGCTCCCATGTGTGTGACGGTCAGGAATGCCTGCGTCTCGTATTGGTGATCGCTGTCCTGCAGATAGAAGACGCCAGTCGCGCTAACACCTGAAGTGTACGGCGCCCATGTTGTGAGGCCATCTTGAGATCCGGGAAGCCAATTCCACGGCGGCAATGTCTCCTGAATGTAGTGCGTCTGCGCTTGGATGATCTCGGTGCTTCCATCGGCATTGTTAAGCCACTCGGTGTTGCCGAAGTTGTTGAAGGCACCAATATCGACGGTCACGCCGTTGATTGTCAGTGTCGCGCCTGTGACTGCATGCGTGTAGCAATTGCAGTCGGTTCCGGTCCATGTCACAAGGAACGGAAGGCCGCCGAGATTAGCAAAATTAGTGCCAAAATAGCCGTTATTGTCATAACCAAAAGTGCTAGGTCCCGTATCTGCTCCAGCAGGCGCATTTATAAATCCTTGTACGTACATCGTGTCGGCTTTTGCCGGGACGAGGATCAGCAGAACAACGGAAAGACATGCAGCGATGCGTATCATGGTGCCTCACATGTGACCTTGACGCCGCTATGCCAGCCGACGCTCACGACCTTGGCGCCGAGTGTCACTGCGCAATGGCGGGTCAGTTCCTCTTGGTATATCTCATTTTTGATTGCCTGCGCCGCGAAAAAGGCAATGATCTTCTCGACCTCGATTAATGCCTCTGCTTCGATCTTGAACGCATAAAGATCGGTGTCGTCCTTATTGACTGGGCATTTTGCCCGCACCTCGACCTCATAGATGCACCTCATTCGAGCAACTCCCCCTGGTGATGCCGATCGCGCACTGCCTCGCGCATGTGCGTATATCGCGCGAGCCCTGAGCCATCGGCTGAATTGACGCCTAGCTTGTCAAAATGGGACCAGCGGTCGCCGTGGTTGACCCGGCCGACATGGGTCCATTTTCCCAGTGCTTGCGCGGCCTGGATGATGTGTGTGGAATGTTGCGAGCACTTCCAGTTGGTCGATCCGCCGATAAACACCGCTGCAATATCATCCCATGGTATCGGCAGATGCTCCTGACCATCCTGACAGGCGAGCGCCAATTTCCAGCCCTGCAGTCGGCCCTTCCAGTGCTCAAATACTTCAAGCGTTCGCCGAGCTGACCCAACCACGTCTGGCACCGTCACGAACAGGCATCGCGCACGATTGACGGCCTCGCGCTCAAGCAGAGACATGAACGAGGCTTCCTGCCAGCCGGGCGAAAACCGGCCATTGTCGATGCCGAACGGGCGGGATGGATCGCGCAGCCGATAGCGCGTCAGCGGCGTAAGCAACTGCCCGACCTCGCAGCCGAGTTCTGCCGCGCAGGCGGCCAGATCCTGACCATTGTCGAGAAGGGCGATCACGGTCGCCTCTCCACAGAGGCGATGGCGCGGGCGGTCATGATTGCAGCCCAGCAGCACCACATGTCGTATTCCTGTCCAGCGCCAAGTTTCTCTAAAGCGTCGTATGGCTCCGTTCCGTACCTGGGCCACCGATCCGTGCGGTAAGTGGCGATGTGATTGCCGCCGACCATCACCAGATTGAGCGCCGCGAGCAACTGGTCGTGCTGGGCGCGGAGGCGGGCGATCTCGTCGGCGGCTTCATCCCTTTGGCGAAGCGCATCGTTCGAACTGCACGGCATCCGCAGCCGCTCCACAATGTCCATCATGACTTCTCCTCCGCGGCGGCAATGGCGGCACGGGCGAGTTCCCCTAGTCGGCTCATTCCCTTGTCTCTGTTGGCTATTTCCTTCAGCGCCGCGAGCAGCTCGTCGCGCTGGGCGCGGAGACGCATGATCTCGTCGGCGGCATCGCCGCGCACGGCCCAGGAATGAGCGTCCCCGAATGTTTCTAATCGCTCTACGATGTCAGTCATGCGCCGGCCCTGTCCATCAGAGAGCGTAACTCTTCCCCAATGGAAAGAAGTGCCTTCTGCTTATCCACATCAAGCCTCCGATAGAAAACCATAAAGACCTTGTTGCCGCGCTTTGCTGCCTCGCGCGCCTCCTCCTGAAGTGAAAGTACCTTGGGCGCCCCCGCCTCGGCATCATGTGGGGCATGGTCGGTGGCGGAAGCGCCCTCAGTATCCGCCGCATGGGCCGGGTGGCTATGCGGCGTATCAACAACGGCAGGCTCGCGTTGCCATGCGCGAAATTCCGCGACGAGAAATCCCCATTTTCGCATGGCCGCGTCATTGGTTGCCAATTCTTTTCTGCTTTTGATCGCGCATCGCGCGCGCACATATTCAGCAGCAGTTCCAGTATTCCATTTTTCAGTTTCCGCCAGAAACTTAATGAATGCAGGATCGCTGCATAGCACGCCCGCCTGCTTGACCGGTCCGAGTTTGTCCCAGTCCGTCTCAGGCTCAGGGGCGTCGTCCCAGATTTCCACAGGTGGTTCTGGGCGCGCTTGAACAGCCTTGATCAATTCTTCCCCGCGGCGCTCGCCCCATTGCTCGATCACCTCCTCGGCAGGTCGAGCATTGGGGATTGTCTCAACGTCCGTCTCATCGAGGAATCCGAGCCCGCAGATCGAAAGCGTGGCGCGGCGCTTCGCCTTTGTCTCTGCCTTCATGATTGCGTTAGCCAGCGCCTCGCCGCGAAGACCTACCAGCGATACTGCACCCTTAGCCATGTCAGTGCGGCCTGACTTGTCCTGCACCTTTACGGTTACAATCGTAAGTCCCTCGTGCGCGGCCTCTGTCATATCAAGAACGGAGACGCCATGTTTTTTGCGGAGTTGGTCAGTTGCATCTTTGCGCGCATACAGGACCTCCTTTCCACCAAGCATGATGAACTCGAATGGCTTGGTCAAAGGATTGAGCCCAAGACTTTCGCACACTGCGGTATAGAACTGAGACTTCTCAAGAGGATTCAGGCGAGACGTGTCACCCTTGACTATCAGTCTCTCCATGAGTTCATGGACTCTTTCTGGCGCAATCGTCGGCAGGTTGCTCTGGTCGTTCATGGAAACTCCTTGCCGCTATCGAGGACCCAACCGTCGCGGCGTTCCTCGTCGTAGTCGAGCTCGACATCGAGGTTCTCACGCAACGCCTGCTGGATCGATGGACGACTCCGCGCGATGGCGGCTTCCGTGTCAGCTACGATGCGAGACATGGCGGCATACATCTCAGCGCGCTCGCTTGCCTCAAGTGCAAGCCGCTCATCGCGCAACCGTTCTATGTTGGATTTGAAACTCATGTTGGCATCCTCGTCTTGTTCGTAGAGGCCCAAGTCGCCATCAGTTCGGCCAGTTCGGCCGGCGATGTCGGCTTTGCGTCGCCGATGATGTCTTTCGCCACGCCCATCAGATCGAGATAGCGCAGCATGTCGATTGAGTTTGCGACATATTCCCGATCTGTCGGCTTGGACGGCTGAACCGTTTGGGACAACTCGTATATCGCGTCCTCCACATGGTCGATGGGGACAACGCGCGGTCGCGGCTTCGGGGCGAATTCACTGACAGGATCATTCATAGTCTTTCTCCATCATTTGTCGGTCGCGCCATTCCTCGTAAGCCTGATCCGGATCGCGTCCATGCACCGGGCACCATTTATCGAGAATTAGCTCGGGCGGATCGATATCGGTCGAACGCACGTGCGACATGCGGCATGTGCAACTGGCCTTGCTGTCATCCTCTGACTGCTTGCTCATGCGAGCACCCATGCCTTGTCACACCACTCGGCCGCCGCGGCGAGCGTCGCAAAGGTTTTCAAAAACTGCGGGCCTTTGTAAACGCCCCAACCTGTGGAGCCGCGATGAATGCAGAAGGCTCCACAACGATAGAAACCGGCGCGGACGCGGACTGCGCTCATGCGAGCACCAATACGAGCCCGATGAACAACATCAGCGCGCAAGCTGCGGCCAGGTCGGAAGCCTCTTGGTCTAGGAATTTCATCATTGCCATGCCCCTTGTGTTTGCGTTCTATGTGTGCAATACATCTGAAGCACGTTTAACTACACCTGTCAACAGGCGTCTCATGAAAAAAGATACCCCGTTCAGTCTGCGGATGCCGGCATCCCTCAAGAGCGCCCTCGGGCGGGAGGCGAAAGAGGACCAGCGTTCAATCGCCTCGCTGATCATCAAGGTGCTCACCGACCGGTACAAACAGGACCCGTACAAAGAGCGCGAGGCGGCCGAGTGACCATCCCCCGCGTCGACGTCTCCGAGCAACCCTTCCGGCCGGCAATCGAGACTGTGCTGGACCTTCCGGTGGCCCCCTCGGTCAACGAAACCCGCAAGGTGCATCTGGCCGGCTTGCGCAAACTCGCCGAGTGGAAGCGGCAGGCTGGCATGGGCCTGATGGCAAACGGCCAGTATCGCGCGGCGCTCAAGGATGTTCCCCGGTTCGAGATCGAGATCATTCTCAACGAGAAGACATGTCGCCTCGACGCTGACAATGTTCTAAAGAATACAATAGATTATCTCAGAGAGTTAAAGTTGATTGTGAACGACGCCCCGAAGAACATGCGAAGCCTCCTCGTGCGCTGGGGCGAGGCCCCCAAAGGTATGCGGGTAATCATAAGGCCATGCGAATGAATCCTCGTACCATTGGATGGTTTTCTTGCGGTGCGGCGTCCGCCGTTGCGGTGAAGTTGACCGGCGCGCATCCGGTTTACTGTGAGACTGGTGCAGAGCATCCCGACAACGCGCGCTTCCTTGCTGATTGCGAACGCTGGTTTGGCCGCCCGGTCGAGCGCCTGCGTTCGCAGCAATATTCCGACACATGGGACGTTTGGACGAAGCGCCGTTATCTCGCCGGCATCGATGGAGCGCCATGCACCGTCGCGCTCAAGGTCATTCCTCGCCTTGAGTTCCAACGTGCAAACGATATTCATGTGTTTGGCTACACCGCGGACGCTGCCGATGTCGAGCGCGCCGATCGCCTTCGCGCCAACTATCCAGAATTGACGATCATAACGCCGTTGATCTATCGCGGGTTGATGAAGACCGCTTGTCTGGACATCGTGCAACGTGCCGGTATTGCTCTGCCGCCAATGTATGCCATGGGCTTCCAAAACAACAACTGCATTCCGTGCGTCAAGGCGACTTCGCCAGCCTATTGGGCGTTGATCCGCAAGAGTTTCCCAGATCAGTTCGCTCGCATGGCAATGCTATCGCGCGACCTCGATGTGCGGCTCTGTCGGATCGATGGCGAACGCGCGTTCATCGATGAAATCCCGATGGATCATCCGATAACCAATCCGATCCAGCCATCTTGCGACTTCCTCTGCCACATCGCCGAACTGGATATGGCCCCATGACATTCTGGACCGACGAGCGTGTGCTCGAATTGCGCGCCCACTTCGCTGCCGGGCTCACTGGTACCCAGATCATGACTATCATGGGCGCGGTATCCCGCAACGCAATCATAGGCAAGCTGAGCCGGCTCGGGCTGCACCGCGATCTCGGATGGGTCGCCAGGAAGGCCAGAGCGCCCCGTACAGCGAGTAGAAAGGTTTCCGGCTCCAGGAGTGCACCCATGCCAGAAGACGCACCAGTGCCCTCCCCTGCCCCTCCTGCGCCCATCGCAGTCCCTGACCCTTGCCCGCTGCTCGAGCTGGACAACTGGCGCTGCCGGTATCCTATCTCGCCCGAAGATGAACCGTACGTGTTCTGTGGTGCCCGCGAAGCCGACTTGTGGCGTGGGGTACCATACTGCCGCAAGCATTCCCGTATCGCGTATGACCGGCGGGGAGACCGAAAGCCGAATCCGGACAGGGGATTTTCGCTCGCACCTCTAGTTCCTGTTGCAGAACCGTCGCGTTCTGAGTAGATTGTTCCAGCGCGGCATCGGGTAGCTCCCGATTCCCATTAAGGGCTCGTCCGCTCCTGGTCTCACACAGGAGCGGACGACGTCCTGCCCTCCAGCCCGGTGAGACGGGATGTACACCCAAATCCTTCGCGAACTCATTGCGGCCGGATTATCCGGAGACGCACTCGTCTCTGCGTTTGAACGCATAGAGGCTTCAACCAAAGCAAAAACAAGCGCGGAACGCACAGAAAAATGGCGCGCGAATCGTGTGACGAGTGACGTCACATCGTCACCAAAACGACCTCGCCGCACCCCCTCTAAGGTTCCCCCTATAACCCCCTTAAACACTCCCCAAGGTTCCGAACCTTCGGTTCGGCCGGCTGCGCCGGCGCTCGAACCCGAATTTGAAATCTTCGGGGAAGACCCGAAAGCTAAACTTTTCAGGCTCGGAAAGACCGTTCTGGCAAGCTTCGGCGTCGCCGAAAAACGCATGGGGCCGTTGATTGGACAGTGGCTCAAAACACGCGCCGATCCAGTCGGATTGCTCGCAGCAATCCAGTTTGCCCGCGACCAGAACGTCGCCGAGCCAGTTTCCTACATTTCAACCCTAATCAACGGAAAACACAATGGAAACGCCAAAACAAACCTCGTTGACCTCGCAGGAAAACTTGCCGACGAACTACGGCGCGCAGAGCATGCGGCAGGCTTTGGCCGAAAGGCTCATGCCCTCTGAGGGAATGGACGCCGTCCAACGTCTGCTTTCCTGCTATCCACACTCCGTGCGCAGCGAGGCTACCGGAGGGTATCTTGGAGCCCTCGCCGCGGTCCTCTGCGATTATCCGAAATCTATCGCGCTCAACTGCTGCGATCCTCGCAAAGGCGTCGCGCGGGAAACTAAATTCTTGCCTACCGTCAACGACATAGTCGTTTTTTGCGAGCGCGAGATCAAAAGCATGCGGAACATCGTTGACCGCGACGACCGCGAGAAATCTATCCTCGCCGGCATGCAGGCCCGGCGTGAAGCATTCGAAAGCGGGGAACCTGCCGAGGAGCGCAAGGCCTTCATCGCCAAGCGCCGGGAGGAACTCGGAGCCAATTGGGGTATCAACACCGGAAAGCCCCGACCCCCGACGCGCGAAGAGGCGCGCGAGGTCCTGATCGCCCAGATCGGCCAGGAAGCATTCGATGCGCTGCCCGATACCGGCATCCGTACCGACGACTGGCAGAAACTCCGCGCCCCGCCCTTGGATGCGCCCCAATGATCCCGCAGACGCGCGCGATCTACTGCCCCGATTGCGATCTATCCATCCCCATCGAATCCGTTGTCGATGGCGCCGAGGACGTCTGCCGGCGCCGAGACTGCTACCTCCGCTCGCCCATCGCCCGCAATCGCCTCTGCACCCGTCTCGCCGCCGAGGCCGACCTGCTCGCCGAGCGCGATATGGCCGTCACCGACCTGATGGCCCAGGGCTTCCGCCGTGGATGACATGACCAAAATCTACCTCGCCGCGTTCCTCTACGCCTTCGTTATCGGATACTTCGCATCCCGCATCGCACACTGGCTTTCGCGATAGGAACCCCGTGGATGCGTCTTCTCGGACCCCTATGTCGGACAGTGCCAAAAGATTTAAATTGATGGGTGGACTTCTAATGGCGTTACAGAGGCATCCTGTTGTCCACGGACGGAATACGTGCCGTGAAACCTGTACATGGACAGCAACCGTTCCAGGGTACCGGTCACGCGCGAATGTCCTGCCGCCAAGTGCTGGCACTGGCGTACCGTAAGGCCCAACAGCATGGCGGTTTCCCGTGACGCTGTTTTGAGATTGAGTCGCGCCAGCGTATCGAGGTACTCTTGCGTATTCATCGTGTGCTCCTGTGGGTGTCCTCTCGGGCCCTGTAGGGGCCCCGGTGATAGGGGCCCGGCAGGACGGCAATCCTCCGGGCCCCGATTGTTTCAAGCCGCCCTATGCGAGCGAGCCCGCACATTGGCACCCGGCTGGCAAGCCGCGATGAAGCGTTCGCGATTGAATAGAGGATTATCGCACTCGAACGTATAGGCAAGCGCACTAACCGTTTGGTTCCACTGGGCGTTACGTTGCTCGTAAACATCGTTTTGCAGTGGATATGCACGCTGCATAGTACGTGCGATAGCCTCGAAATGTCGCTGTTGGAACATGATGGACATGGTGGTCAGGGTCCTCTCGTTTCCTGCGGCAGCAGGTCGGCTTGATTGCCGTTCATGTGCCCCCGCAGAGGCACATGGGCTGCAATCAATCGGCGTCCAAGTTGATCATTCGGATTTCAAATCGCGCCGCCCACTCCATACCGGGCGCGGCCATGAATTGCGGCGCAATCTCTTCCGCCTCGCCGCGCGTCGCAACAAAGTCAGGGTAGCAATCACCCAACGAACCGTCATGATCGTAGTAGTCAATGACGTAGGCAATCCGCGCGTTATCGAAGGTGACAACATGGTCGCTTGCGGCGCACCATACGCACCATTCACCGCGAAGCTTGCGCGCGTAGTAGTTACGGTCGAAGGTGGCAAGACATTCAGCTTGTTCGCGGGTCATTGTCAGGTTCCTCTCGTTCCGCCCGGGCATCGGGCATACACAAACCATAGCGCAACCATTGCACATGACAACCGGACAAATCCGGAAAGAACAGCACAAATCCGCACACAACGGTGCGCAGGTACGTCACGCTGTATCTTTCAGCGGAGAATGCGATGGATCAGTAAGAAAGAGGCTCTCCAATGAAGGAAGAAAGCATCAGCTCTGAACGGATCAGAACGTCGCCTTCCCAGGATTAGCCTTCCGTCTCGCAATCGCCCATGCCCGAGCCGCCGCTACCTGCCGAGCACGGCCCTCAACGGTCGTCGCGCCCGTGCTCAATCCAGCATGCAACCGACACCGCTTCCGCCCAGGGACAACATACTTTCGGCAGGGCGCGCTTCCTGATCGGGTGAACGCTTCGCATCGGATGGTACCAATAGCGCCTTCTCCCGCATCATCTCTAACAACCGATCCAATGCCTTGTCAGCCCGGATCGCTCGCAAACTCAATGCATCAGCCCGCAGCTGCGCGTTAATCGCTACTGCCGCCGCCATTGTCTGCGCACGCAGCAATGATCCGTTCTCAACGTCTAGTTCAAGGGCCAAAATCAGAGATAAACGGTCTATCGCGGCCTCTGTCAAGACACTGAGTTTGCCCGCTAATCTCTCCGATGGTTCCATGTGAAACAAGTAACTCCATGGAGTGGAAAAGAACTTTACGTTCGTAAAGGTTTCGATTGCCGCACGCTGTAATCCGGACAGTCTAACCTCTCGGCCTCTGCTACTGAGACAGATGCGCTCACATGAGAACATCCTCACATATCAACCACTTAGCACGCTCGGCAGCCACTGCATCCCGCTCGGGAAGACCATGGGAAGACCGAGCACCCATCAGACTACATCAAAACCAAACTCGGGGAACCCCCCCTCCCCGGACGGGGGTCGTAGAAATTGCAGACCACCCATCGCAAGTTTTTCAAGTTTCAGAATTTTGCACCTCTGCGACGAGTTTTGTTGCCATTCTGCGTGCTGCGGCTTTTGAGGTGCTTGGGGCTAGGCCGAGGCGTTTGAGGCGGGCGCGTTTGGCGACGTTTGGTGGCACCCACCAAGGAACGTGTTTTTTGTGAGGGAAGGAAGGACGCATGCTGTATCCGTAGTTCTTTGTCAGAGAAATCCCTCGCCCGCGTTCACATGAAAACTTGCTTTTGTCAAATGTGTAATGAAATCAATGGGGATTTGTTCGGTAGGCGCACAAATTGGAGTTCACGGTCTGGTCTGCTTGATGATTGGGTCGCGAGTTCCGCATTTGGAGCAATAGAGGCGGGGCATTCGCGAGCCTCTGGCTGGGACGGCGATTCTGGCTTGGTGGCCGCATTTTTCGCAACGGACTGAGAGGCGGAGGATTTGAGCGAAGGGGATTGTGTTTGTCATTGTCTGTCTAAACGTCGAGGCCGAGGGCCAGTATTATTGCACCTATCATCAGGTATGTGATGGAGGCGATGATGGCGAGGGCGATAGCGATGCTGATTACGGTTAGGATTGTCATTTGAGGAAGCGCACGACGTCGGCGGTGAATTGGGTGGAGGTGTTGACGACGGAGATGGTATCAATGTGAAATCCGCCGCTCTCCATGGTTCCATTGTTGAACCAGATGCAAGACGCGACTGGTTCTTCCACCTTGGCGACGGTCATGGGTGGTCCGCCCGATTTCAGCTGGACGACATTGCCTCGTTTGATGTCGCTCATACGGGCTGGTCCTTGAGGCGCTTCTTGCGCGCTTCGCTCTCGCGGGAGGATGCGATCTTGGCGGCGATCGGGCCCTTGCGGGATGTAGGCTTGGGGTCCTTGGCTGGGGCGGTGGACATCTTGCGGGATTTCTTCATTTTCCTTCTCCATTCTCCGCACCATGAGCGTGCGTATGTTCTAGGCCAGAAGCACGGTTCGTCTCCGGACTCTTCCCATGAGTTGAACTCTTTTTCTTGTTGCGTGCCATCCGCAGATTGCCACGAGATCATTGTTAGATGCTTGAGGATTTCAAGTCCGTGGACCGGAATGGTGGGGGGGGCGTTGCGGAGGCAGTCGCCCTCCCGGTCCTCCTCGGCGTAGAGCTTGAGTTCTCCCTTTTCCCAGAAGTAGCATGTGCTGCATTTTTCTCCCCTGGGGCCAGACACATCATTTTACCTTGATGCAGATGATTTGGTATTTGCTGACGGACTGGTCGTTGATGAGTTCTCCTGCGGAGATGCAGGCGGCCTTGGTTGGGAAGCCTGCGACCACGACTGGGGGCAGCGTGATGGTTGAGGTTGCGAGAAGGACGAGGGTCCAGATCACCATTGCCATGCTCCTTTGCTTGCCATCAGCCCGGAACAGATCAGGCGGTAGCGTTTCCAGGCGCGCGATCCCAGGGGCTTTCCGTTGTGATCATATCCCTGCTCGAATAGTGCTATGGTGGAGAGGGAGTAGCCGGTCGCCTTGCTCAACTCCTTGCGGGTGAGCTTGGCGATGTTCTTGCGCCAGAACTTCGCCCGTGCCGCCTCCGCGGCGTCCAGACTCGGCAGGTTGATCACAGTGGGCTGCATCTGCCAAGATTGGTTGTTTTGCCAGTTTCTGTCAATGTGTTGTAGGATTGCAACATGCCGTGGACCGACGCGCAGTCATCGATGATCGACAGCTACGACTACGATGCGGACATGAAGGTGTTGCACGTGAAATTCCATTCGGGGGCGATTCACAGCCTGCAGGGTGTCCCGCCGGAGAAGGCGGCGGAGTTTGCGGCGGCGCCGAGCAAGGGTAAGTTCTTCCACACGAATCTGCGCGATCAGCACAGGGCGTTGTGATGGCTGACGATCTTCCTCCGATTCCCAAGCAGAACGCACCCTACGTCGCACCGGGGGATCACATCTATAACACTCCATTATCCCCTGATGAGGAGAAGGCGTTTCAGTCGTGGGTTTCCGACAACAACATCCCGTTCGATCCCAAGGAACCCGTCTCCGACTACGATATGCGCGGGTTCTATCAGGCGTACCAGGCGAAGGACCCAAGGGCTCGGCGTGCTCTCAATGCCAACGATGCCACCATGCACTTCCCGGACTACTGGAAGACGCCCTACCATCAGTCGTTCTCCAACGAGAGCCAATGGGCAGTTCCCTACGCTCCGAAGTGGAACGACATGGATCAACTGGTCGATCAGGCGGGGAATGTCGTGTTTGACGAGAGACGAAAGATCTTTCCCAAATGACCCGGCCTAGTGGACAGAGTTGCGCTAACTGCGACTACTACGTGACGCCGCAGGGCGAGTGCTGCCGCTATGGGCCTACCGATATCTCAGGGATAGGTCCATGGCCTGTGGTGGACAAGAACGACTGGTGCCCGCTGTGGAACGTGACGCCGGCAAGCCTGATCGTTGCGGGTCCACAGGGGGATGTGGGGCCAATGGGACCGCAAGGACCGGGAGGTCCTGTGGGCGCTTCGGGTGCGGACGCTCCGCATTGGAATGCTTCGGTCTCGGGCGCGCTGCCGAGCGGCGGCAACAATGGAGACTTCTGGATCAGGCAGGACTCGGGAACCATCACACTCTATCTTAAGCAGAACGGGACATGGGCATCGATGATGAGTTGGGCGACGCCATGATGGAGACTTACGAAGAGATTCATGACGACCCGGTGGGCGAATGAGTAGCGCCAGAGAAGAAGTTCTCTTCAAACTCGCCGACAACCTGTTGCTGGCGCACCAGACCCTGTTTGCCGGCCGTCACCCGCAGGCCACCCCGGACATGCACTGGCGCATGATCTCGGACTTCCACAGTTCCCATCCCCGCATTTGCACCCAGGCATTCCGCGGTGCAGCAAAGTCCTCCATCGGAGAGGAGGGCATCGTTATAGGCGCGGCGTACAGGATGTTCAGGAATTGTTTGATCTTAGGTGACACTGAGGATCGGGCGATCGACAGGCTGCGCGCCATCAAACATGAGTTCGAGACCAACGAAGGCCTGGAGGCGATGTTCGGGTCGCTCAAGGGCGCGGTATGGCAGCAGACCAAGATCGTGCTGTCGAATGGGGTGGTGATCCAGGCGTATGGGCGGGATCAGGCACTGCGCGGCTGTAAGCATCATGACCTCCGGCCCGACTTCTGCTTCGGCGACGACATCGAGAACGAGGAGTCGTGCGCCGACGAGGCGAAGATCTCCAATACGATGAAGTGGCTCCTCGCCGTCGTCATACCGGCGCTCGATATCAACTACCGCATGCGTATCAACGGTACACCATTACATCCCCGCGCCATGATCTGCCAGATCGCCGAGGACAGGACGTGGGTGTCTAGAATCTATCCGATCGAATACCTCGACGCCGAGACCGGGGAGCGAAAGGCAACCTGGGAAGCCCGGTATCCGCTCAAATGGATCGATGAGAAGCGCCAGTCATACGAGCGGCACGGATACTTCAATCACTTCGCCCAGGAGTACCTGTGTAAGGCCGAGGATCCGCAGTCCAAGGTCTTCACCAAGACAATGTTTAATGTGGAGCCCACCGTTCGCACCTGGCAGCCGGTCTATGCCATGTTCGATCCGGCCCGGACCAAGAAAGATACATCCGCAACTACCGGATATGCCGCATGGTCGTGGATCAACCGCCGCATGATCGTGTGGGAGGCGCGCGCCCTCCTCGCCATGCCCGACGAGATCGTCAGCGAGATATTCAGGGTCGATGAGGAATATCGTCCCATCGTCACGGGAGTTGAGCTTGATGGCCTCGAAGAGTTCCTGATGCAGCCGCTAAGACAGGAGCAACTCCGGCGCGGCTACGCCGTCCCCATCCGGGGCATGCGGGCACCCAAGGGCAAACTGGACTTCATCAAAGGTCTTCAACCCTTCTTCAAGGCCAAGGAGATCATCCTCGCCAAGAACTGCCCCGACCTCGTGGCGCAGTTCCTGAGTTTTCCGAACGGGCGCATCGACGTGCCGAACGCATTGGCATACGCGCTCATGCTCCGGCCCGGCCAGCCGATCTACGACGGCTTCCAGAACCAGCACATCGTGGAAGACCTGCCGATGGTGGCCCGGCAGCCCTGCTATCTCGCTGTGAATGCCACAGGCGGATGCACGACGGCGGCGCTGTTGCAGATGGTCGATGGCGGCCTTCTGATCCTCGCCGACTGGGTGCGAGAGGGAGATCCGGGCTCGAACCTGGACACCATCATGCGCGAATCAACGCTCGCAGGACATGGCAGGGTCAAGCTGTTCGCCCCGCCCCGCCACTTCACGCCATATGATCTCATTGGGCTGCGCGCGGCAGCGCGCGCCATCCCTACCGAACTCGGCCGCGGCGGACAGGAGCATGCCGGCCGGGAGGAACTGCGCGGCCTGATGGCAAGGCTCACCAAGGGCCGCCCGATGATTCAGGTCTCGACAGCTGCAAGATGGACCCTCAATGCGTTGAGCGGCGGCTACTGCCGCGAGGTCACCAGATCCGGCCAACTCACCGATCAGGCGATCGAAGGCCCCTACCGAACCCTGATGGAAGGCATCGAGAGTTTGGCGTCTCTCACGAAGTCGATTACTCTGCGCGATGACGACGACATCCGGTACGACTACACGCCGGACGGACGCAGGTTCATATCATCAAGGGTGGCAGGACATGGCTAGCAACGGGTCGTCTCGCTGGAATGGAAATTATGGCGATAGCGAATCTTCCCGGAGAAAGTCCTACGGAACCTCGGGGTGGGGAAACGTGAAGACACCGATGCCAATCAATCGTTATGGCGCGGATGTTGCTCTTCCCAAGGAGGTAAGGGATCGGGGAGGCAGCGCATCTTCGGACAAATCCGTTTTTGATTTGCAAGGAGATTGGAAGGCGAGGAAGTAGAAAATGGCTGACGAGGACGACATTCGCGACGAGGATGATGGCGAGGAGGAAAAGCGTTCCGATAAGCGCGACCGCGACTTCTCCAAGAACGCCTCGGTCAAGAAAGATCTGTTGGACTGCTACAAGGACGTCGCCGAAGGCTTCCAGGACCAGTGGAACCGCGCCAACGACCAGATGGACTACTGGGATATCTACAATTCCAGGCTGACGTCGAAGCAGTTCTACTCGGGCAATTCCCGCATCTTCATCCCGATCGTCAAGAACGCGGTCGATGCCCGCAAGACCCGGTTTACCAACCAGATCTTCCCGCAGTCGGGTCGCTACGTCGAATGCACCTCCACGGACGGCACCCGGCCCTCCGCCATCACGGCGCTGCTGGAGCACTACGTCCGCAAGGCCAAGCTGCGCACCCAGGTCATGCCGGCATTGGTCCGTGCCGGCGACGTCTCGGGACAATATAATGTGTATGTCTCGTGGGTGACCCGAGAGCGCCACGTCACCTTCCGCACCAAGACCATGCCGAAGATCGAAGGCACCGAGATCGACAATCCGGTCGCCGAGGAGATCGATGACATCAAGCACGAGGAGATCGAGGACGGCCATCCTGAGGTCGAGGTGATCGCCGATTCCGACATCCTCGTCCTGCCGCAGACCGCCGACTGCATGGAGGAGGCGCTGGCAGAAGGTGGATCGGTGACGGTCCTGCGCCGATGGAGCAAGGCCAAGATCAAGAAGATGATCGATGACGGCGCAATCCGGAAGGACGAGGGCGACATGTTGATGGACGCCCTGCAGAAGAAGTCCCCGCCCGAGGTCATCAACGCCGACAAGAAGATGGTCGATGCCGCCGGCATCAAGGGCGATGGCAAGAAGCACGCGCTGGTCTACGAGACATACAAGATGATGAAGGTCCCCGGCCACGAGGACCGGCGCCTGTGCCAGATCTACTTCGGTGGCGAGAAGCAAATCCTAGGTTGCCACCTCAACCCCCTCTGGTGCGACAAATTGCCACTCCTGTCCGTTCCTGTGGATAAGGTCGCTGGAGCCTTCAAGGGAAGGTCGAAGATCGAGGCCGTCGCCGATCTTCAATACGCCGCCAACGATGCCGTCAACATGGCGTGGGACAGTGCGGCCTATGCGCTCCTTCCGATCGTGATGACCGATCCGGAGAAGAATCCGCGCGTCGGATCGATGGTGCTGTCCATGGCCGCAGTGTGGGAAACATCGCCAAAAGACACTTCATTCGCCACCATGCCGCATGTCTGGGAAAAGGGGTTCGAGCTGGTCAATGCCTGCAAGTCGGAGGTGTCGCAGACGCTATCTGTGTCTCCGGCGGCGATTACGCAGGGCGTGTCGTCCTCGCTCAAATCAAAGCCCAATCAGGCCATGGTGGCGCAGGAGCAGCAGATCGACATCCTGACGACCGCAGATGCCGTGACCGTGCTGGAAGAGGGCATTCTCACGCCCATGCTCAACCTGTTCCTCGAACTCGATCATCAGTACCGTGACGAGGAGATCACCGTTCGCCAGTTCGGCGAGATGGGCCTGCGCGCCGGAATGGAGGAAATCCCGCCCGTGCAGATGGAGCACCGCTACGTGTTTCGCTGGTTCGGGGTAGAGCAGGCACGAAGCGCACAGCAGATTCAGCAGCAGATCGCCGGCATGAACGTCATTCGGGGAATCCCCCCGCAGCAACTCAATGGCTATCAGGTCAACCTCGTCCCGATCATCACCCAACTGGTGGAAAACACCTTCGGGCCAAGACTCGCGCCGCTGATCTTCGTCTCCCCCGAGCAGCAACTCCCGGTCCCGGCAGATCAGGAAAACGCCATGCTCGGCGAAGGCTACGAGGTGCCGGTTCACAAGATGGACGACGACAAGCAGCATATTCAGGCTCACCAGCAGGCGCTGCAGATGATGCAGATGCAAGGGGAGACCAAGAATGCCAAGAAATTCCTCGCCCACGTCTGGCAGCACATCCAGCAAGCCCAGGCCAAGCAGCAAGCCGCCATGCAGGCTCAGCAAGGAGCACCTGGCGTCCCTGGAGGGGCTGGTCCTGGTGTTGCAGGAAGCCCGCGAGTGGGCGCTCAACCCGGAGGGCCCCGCACCCAAGGCCCGCCAGGAATGATCCATCAGGACCAGATGCGCGATCCAAGCGTGATGCCTCGTAAGGTTGGGTAAACTGGGGTAAACTGGAAAAGATTGGGAGTTTACGCAATGAAGCAGATGCTTTGGATGGCCCTGGGGGCCCTGATCTGCGCCGCGGTAGGCGCCGCAATCGCGCAGTCGCCGCAGGGGCCGAACGTCATCCCCGGCTGTGTCTACAACGCCACGCCGCCGACGCTCTCCGATAAGCAGCAGACCACGCTGCAATGTGACGTCAACGGAAAGCTCAAGGTGACCACCTCGTGAGGCGCGGCATCATCATATGGACCGTTCTCGTCTCGACGGCAGCCATCGCTCAGGTCGGGCCGTCCGAGATCTGGGGCATGATCTACAATCTGGTCGCGCCGACGCTCTCCGATAAGCAGATCACGACGTGGCAATCGACTTCTGACGGCCACGCTGCCGTCACGGGCCTCACACCGTTGGCTCCCTGTGGAAGCGGTGTCGCCGATCTCTCGGCGGGATGTTCAATCACCGTCTTGATGAGGCTCGGATCATGAAGCGCCATATCGCCTACCTCACCGCCGGATTCCTGATCGCCCTGGGTGGGTGGGCATGGGCCGACTACAACTTTACGGAAGGCTCGGGAAAGGTTGCCTTCGCGTTTACCTGCTTCACCACCAAGGTCTGCGGCACCGCTACGCTGGTCAATAGCGCGGGAGCGGAAGCCGGCGTTGCCGCGCTGCCCTTGCAGGTTTCCGTCGCTAATACCGCCGCCAATGGCACGGCGATGCTGATGACAGGGACGGGTGGAACGTTCCCGTCAACGCAATCCGGCACATGGACGGTTCAACCGGGAAATACGCCAAATACGACGCCGTGGCTGCAGATCATTCGCGATGCGGCTGGAAATTCGCGCGGTGCGAACGTCAACGCCTCGAACCAGCTCAGCGTCAGTTGCGACAACGGCTGCTCGGCCTCGTCCAGCATCACCGGCTGGGCCGGTGGAACTCTCGGTGCGATGGCAAACTACGGAACGTCGCCAGGAGCCGTTCTGGTCCCCGGAGTTAACGCCAACGTCACGGCAAGTGCCCTTCCATCCGGTGCGGCCACGTCATCGAATCAATCAACGATGATTTCGTCTCTCTCAACGATCGCGACAAACACGGGCGCTGCGATTCCGGCCGGTACAGCCAACATCGGAAACGTCGGGCAGATCAGTGCGTATCCGACTTCCGCCGTCCCCATCACGGCTAGTGGTACGGGGACCACGACAACGGCATCAGCCACGCTTGCCGCGTCGGCCGGAGGTCTATTCACCTACATGTGCTCGCTCTCCGTTCGCTCAAACGCGACTGCAGCCGCACAGGGCCACATCACGATGACTGGTCTCACAACAAACTTCGCATACGCTCACTGGACGGCCCCAGTCGCTTCCGGGATAGGCATCACCGAGATGATCTATTCGCCATGCGTTAAATCCAGCGCGACGAACACGGCAATTGTTGTGACGAGCCCGACGATTGGAGCGGGCGGCGACGTGACCGTGAATTTGTCAGGCTATCAGGGCAACTAACCAGATGCGCGTTGTGCCGGCTTGGGGATATAAGCTCTGATGCTGAAGATTCCGCGTAGAAGATTGGTATTCGGAGCGGCCACAACTGCGGCCTACGCGGCTCTGTCAAAAGACGCTGGCGCTTTCTGGCAATCGAGGGACAGCAATTATGACCAGAGCGTAGGTGGATCTCCACCAGCAGCTATTGTCTTCGTGGATAGCGTCGGGACTGGAAGTTCAAACGGTACGGATGTAACCTCTGCCACGATTAACAGCACTGGCGCAAATTTTCTTGTTGCTGCGGTTGCAGATTTTGGAGGCGGCACGTTAGGGACTGTAAGCGACAGCAAGAGCAATTCTTGGAATCCACTTACAACATTTGTCGATGGGACAAATCTATCTCGTGTCAAGGTATCTTGGTCGAAGCCAACTACGGTTGGGTCTGGGCATACAGCTAGCTATACAGGAACACAGCCGGCCATTGGCTTTGCGGCATTTAGCAATGTCAACGCTACGCCTTTTGATACTGAAGTTGGCACATCAGGAACAGCCTCAAATCCGTCAGCCGGATCAATAACGCCAAGTGCAAGTGGGGCCTTGTTAATTGCTTCTACGGGTTGCCTGCCAAACGGTACTGCTCCAACACCAGATTCAGGTTTTACTATAATAGCTTCTCTCAATGCAACCGCTAATAATTTTGGATTTGGCATGGCATATTTGATTGAAACGACTATTGTTGCTAAAAACCCAACATGGACGATTTCAATAGGAAATCCGTGGGCGGCAACAAATGACTCGTTCAAAAACTGACTTATCAATAGTCATTCTCCTTCCGGTTTCTGCTCTTCTGCTTGCAGGCTGGACGCACGGTCATGGTGCTACGACCTATGACGGAATCGTAGCAACTCGCGGATCGGCTCCGAGTGTACAAGATTCTCACACTCAGGTCATGAGTCGTGTAGCTAGCTTCACTCGCAGCGCCGTAACACAAATCAAGATAATTACCCCAAACTGGTACGCTGGTGAAAATACGCCGGGAGCCACGGCGACGCTCACGGCCAGCATTGAGTATCCCGTTGGAGTCTGTACTCAACTCAAATGGTCTACCGCGACATCCGTTACTGTGTCGGACGGTGGACAGGTCACATCAGACTACGCGACCCTCAGCATTCCGACCAATACGCAATTCTGGATCAGAGAGTACATGACGAACGCCAGCGGCGTTCCTGTTGATGCTTATCAAGGCCAGAACCTAGCCTTGGGGGATGCTCTGATCCTAGGAAACTCAGGAGTAGTAGATCAGACTGTTTCATGTGGAACCGTGACGGATGGAGGAACTTTCGAAAGCCTTGCCCCACTGGCGATCATTGCACCCATCACGGCTCCATCTGTCTGCATTCTTGGCGACAGCATCGCGCTCGGCGTTGATAATGCCCATACACCTAACTCGACCGGAGACAGTGGCGCAATCGCTCCATCAATAGCGCCGTCTTTCGGCTACAGCAATATGGGAGTCAACGGAGATACGGCATCGACATTTGCTAGTACCTTAAATACCAACCGGAGAGCAGTCCTGTCATATTGTTCTCACCTTATCGTGGAGTACGGCACAAACGATTTTTCCTTTGGTGGAAGTAGTGTCGCCCAACTGCAGACCGATTTGACGACGATATACGGCTTCGCACCTGTGGGAACAGTAACTTTCCAGACAACTCTTTTTCCGCGAACTTGTTCTACGGATAGCTGGGCTACGACAACAAATCAGTCTCCGGAAGGAACGGGTTCGTGCAATCTCTCCAGCAATTTTGAGAGCAAGCGAGCAACTTTCGACGCTGCACTTATCGGAGGTACGTTTGGACCTAATGGAGGATTTTTCGACCCTGACTCTGTTGTTGGGACAGGTACAAACAACAGCCTATGGAGGGCTGGAGCTGGTTTTCCTACGTGCAATCCATGGACGGATGATGGCGTCCATCCCAATACATGCTCGTACTATACGGTTCTACAAAGCAGTGGATACATCGATCTGAGCAGGATACACAGACCATGAACAGAAGAATATTTCTGCTCCTTCTTTCGTTCACGACACTTTCGGCGTGGACGCACGGTGGTGGTCAGGTCCCAGGAACCAACGTCGTGGATGACAACGGAGTACTCGTTGTCGATGACAGCGCAGTTCAGGTGGTGACATCATGACGGTCATATTTGAAAGCGTGCAGTTTCTTTCTGGACTGTCTGATGGGTCCACAAAGCGAACAATGACGCAGCGCACAGGTGAGATTTTCAATGTCAAGGATTACGGAGCGAAGGGTGATGGGTCTACGAACGATGCCGCAGCAATTACGGCTGCTGTCACGGCGATGTACGCGGCAAACGGAGGAATCGTCTTCTTTCCTCCTGGGGCATACAGAGTAAACAGCACTGTAGATATTTCTAACAACACTACACAAAGAACAGGTGGAATTATCACCGGATCGGGTCGGAATGCTACTACTATAACAGGAAGCCTGGGAAACGGATTTATATTCAGTGTTACGGATGGGACTGGCGCCCCTGAAGAAATATCGAATTTGAGTTTGAGTAATGGCAGCACTGTAATCGGAACAGGCGCTCTGATTTATAATAATAGCAATGGCGGTAGAATTATTAATTGCAACTTTTCAGGAATGACATGTATATTGATGCCGTCTAATATCTTTAATTGTCAAATAGAGAATTGTACTTTCGGGAATAACATTGATGTAACTACGGGTACCGCTGGAACATTTGGAATTGCTGGAGGTGCGTGCAATATATTTGGGTGCCGAGACACAGGTTCATTTCAAGCAGGCATTCAGCTTGGCGGTGGCGAGCCATGTATTGTATCGGGAAATTCAAACGAGAACTGCACAGTCGGTCTTGTCGCCGGCATGAATACGGGCTGGGCCAGTTCATGCACGGTCTCGGGAAATGTCCTGACGGTTGGTGGAAATCTTGGGTCCACCTCCGCGACCACACAATTCAGCGTTGGTTCCGAAATCTTCATGAAGGGCCTGACGACGACGGCGGACTGGGGAACATCTCCACTCGATGCTGGAATTTGCCACATAACCGGCCTAGGAACGGGGACTGGATACGCAGGAACGTATACGATTAGTCGGTCCGCTACTATATCCTCGCCGGTCCCATGTTTGAGCCGATCTTTGGCTACAATCGCGGGTGCGATGATTTCAGGTTATGGAACTGAAGCATGCTATTATTGTATCTTTGTCGTGAGTGCTGCGGCATGCGTCTTCGAGGCTTCTGGAGGTAGCGGAACTCCGTTAGAGTGCGTTGATGCTTTTGGTAATTTAGGGTTTACAGCAAATTCATCCTTCTACATTTATGATGCTCAATCATGCTCGTTTATCGGATGCACCAATAACGCTAACGGATATAATGCTGGTTTCTATTTTGATCCGAATAAGACTCCAATATGTTCGTTGATAAGCTGCAGCAGCGGGAAGGCTGTGGATGTTGTTACAGGAAACTCGTCCACCATTAGTCTTGCTGCTGGAAATTCCAGTAATGCTGGAACTATCTTGAATGTTGTCTCCATTACCACAGGCGGGTCTGGTTCTAGTGTTATAGGCATTGGCATGAAGGTGACCGGATCAGGAGTGTCAGCCAATACTGTCATCACCGGGAATCATGTTAGCGATGGGACGCTGACGGGTGCAGGATTAACTGGAACCTACAGAGTAAACAATTCTCAGCTTGTTACAGGAAATGCGATCACGATTCATGGTGGAGATGATTACATACTGCCGTCTACGAATTCAGGAAAAACGGGGGTCGAGTTATTCAATACCGTTCCGCAAAATATACCGGCCGCGTATACGTCGGGGCTGAACAGTCTCGGACGAACCTACGCAAGCCTGCCGGGGAATGTTGGATCGAACAGCAATATTCAGGTGGTGGACGGCATGGAGTATTCTATCACGGACGGGTTAGCCGCCAACTGTGGCGATAGTTCATGCACGACATGGGGAACGGATGTAACCGGAGGGGGAGGCGCCCTTCACCTTCAGGTGAGATATAATGCTTCCGCGGCGAAATGGAGACTTACGGGAAAATAGGAGGCCACACATGAGCGACTGGCACGAGCATTGGTCCTTTTCCAGAGGCTGGCAGATGCGGCGGCGTGACTTGTGCAGAAAATGGGAGTACCGCAATATGACGCCTGAAGAGGAGGCGGATCTGCTCTCAGCAGAGGCATGGTGAAATGGCCTACACCTTCGACCAGACCAAAGCTGGTTACGCAAAGCTCTGGGACCAGGCAAAACTATCCCATCCGGCGCAGGCGCAGGCACAGGCGCAGCGCATCTTAGCCTCCCGTGCCACTCTGACACAGGTTGAGCAGGAGACGGGTGTTCCGTGGTTCATGGTTGGAGCGCTTCTCTACCGCGAGAGCGATCTCGACTTTGGCACCTATCTCGGAAACGGCCAGAGCCTCAAGCGTGTGACGACAGTCGTCCCGGCTGGTCGAGGCCCATTTTCCTCGTTTGTTGATGGCGCGGTTGACGCGATCAAACTGGAGGGAATGTACAAGATCGGGCCATGGACTCTGGAACTAATCCTGTACTGGACCGAGAGGTTCAATGGACAGGGCTACTTTGGTCACGGTAACAGCCCCTACCTTTGGTCGTGGACCGATCAGTATATTTCTGGCAAGTTCGTCGCAGATCATGTTTACGATCCGAATGTCGTAGACGTTCAAGGGGGATGCGCAGCGATCCTCATGTCCCTCTTCAGCATCGACGCCTCGCTGATGCCCCCCAGGATCGCCGCAGGAGCACCGCCAGTGGCAACCACCCCGACGACTACGGTACCAGTTCCGGCAGGAATCGATCTCGCCCAGATCACCAAGACCCTTGAGACGGTGGTCAGTTTCCTGCCCACGATCGCGATGTTCTTCCCGCCCTTGGCGGTCGCCGTCCCGTTCGTCCCGGTGATCGAGGGGGTGTTGAAGCTGATCGAGGACCTGGAGTCGGCCCCGCACGACCCGCAGGCAATCATTGCCATCATCGTGAAACACCTCCAGGACATGCAGACCAACGTCAAGGCGACTGGTGTCCAGATGCAGCAGGTACAGTCGGCCCAGACCCCTGGTGGCTCGACCACCACTGGAGGCTGATGTGACTACCGACCAAGCGAAAAGCATGGTCCGCTGGTTCGTCAACACGTTCGGCAGCTTCATCGCCGGATGGTTTGCCGCCAAGGGCTGGTTCACCGTGGATCAGGTTCTGTCGGTGCTCAACAGCCCGGTCCTGCTTGGTTTCGCCTCGTCGCTCGTGATGGCCGGCTGGGGCCTGTTCGTT